CCTCCACTACCCCACTGCTCATTGATTCCATTCGTATCTTTTCCAGTGTAAACAACTGTTCCTTCTCCAACTGTGGGAGAAGCTCCATTATCTGCGCTGTCAATAACTGTTATATTTAGACCAGGAGATGTATTTGCATTTACTACTGCTGTGGCAGACTCTACAACTTCTGCCTTTACCTCTACTACTGCCGTCTGAGATTCAACTACTGCTGTCGCTGTAGCCAATGTAGTAGTTGCTGTGGCGACTGTTGCTGTAGCTGACTCAACTACTGTTACTGCTGTAGCTACCACTGCTGTCTGTGAATCAACATTAGCCTGTGCTGTTGTGGCAACTGCTACGGCTGTCTCTGCAGATTGAATAGCAGTATTCGCTTCTGACACCTTTACTGTTGCCTCTGCTACTGCTGTGGCAATAGGCTCTTGAGTTTTAGCAATTTGGGTAGCAGTCTGAGTATCTGTGTTTGGAACATTGGCTTGAATAGTATTTACAATAGCTGTTGCTTGAGTTTCAGCAGCTTGCTGTAGTGTTGTTTCTGCTGTTTCTATTTTAGCTGCAACTGTCTCAACTGTAATAGGAGTGGTTGCTGTGGCTGTATCTGAAGAAGGATTTGCTGGGGTTACCTGAACTGTAACTTCCTCAGCATGGGCGTTGCTTGGCCCAAAAAGGAAAAGCCAGCCGATTATAAAAAGGCTGGTTAAAAAATACTGTAACTTTCTAGTCAACTAGGTATCTCCTAAGTAATGCAATATCTTTGCTTACTTAATAATTATACCACTAGTGTTATTTAGGATTATCTGTTTTGTAGAAACCGTTACCTTTAAACTGTATACCAAATGGTGTGAAGTGTCTAGTCATTTGTGACTCACACTCTACACATGTGTAACCTGGATCTATATCTGTTATTGATCTGTGTACTGACATTGTTGCATGTGCATCATCATGCGAACACTTGTATTCATATACAGGCATTACTTACCGCTCTTTTTTCTCTTCTCTGCTAAGGCGTTAAAGTCTTTAACCTTAGTGTCTCCTAAGTATCCCCAGGCATGTCCATCTTGAATCATCTTTTCATTCATAGAAACTTCTGATCCGTCAAGGAACAGCCAACCTAAAATTCTTCCGTACTTTTCTGATGAATCCATCTTTTCTGTTTTAATAACAACAGTTTTTGCAGATTCGATCTGGCTTTTCAGATAAGCTTTTGCTTCAAGGCCTAGTGCCTTTTCCATCTTGTCTGTTGTTCTGCTTTCTGGTGTATCTATACCAGCAAGTCTTACCCTTGAGCTAAATGAGATATCAAATCCAAGATCAATTTCTACATCGATTGTATCTCCGTCCACAATCTTAGTAACCTTTTTAACATAATACTCAAACATGATTCTCCTTAAATGATAAAGAGCAGTTTGAGGACTTGCTCAGGTCCATCCTTCGGGTAGCGACCCGAATAGTCTGCGACTCCCCAGTGACGGGGTGCAGATTTATATTATACTATTTATTTGATCTTGATGGTCTTTGGCTTCTTCTCTTCTGGCAGAATGCGTACAATATCAATCTTGAGCATTCCATCCTTTAGTTCCGCTGCCTTTACTTCCATATACTCACCAAGTGCCCACTCACGAGTAAATTTACGGGCAGCAATTCCACGATGGATAAACTTCGAATCGTTATCCTCTGTGTTTAATTCTCCCTTTACAGTGAGCTTGCCGTCTGCTGTTGACACATCAATATCCGTCTTAGCGAATCCAGCGACAGCCAGTTCGACAACAAAGTTGTCTTCGTCTACCTTGATTACGTTATATGGTGGATAGTTAGTTGCACTTGATACTGTTTGAGCGTGGCTCCACGTATCTAAAGCTCTATCGAATCCAATAAAAAAAGGATCCTTGAAAAGATCCCATGTGTATGTTGTTACCATTTTATTCCTCCTTCAAGCGAATAAGTTAATTTGTATAGGCCCCTTACGGCGACCTAAATATATTATATCATAAATTTTAATCGTTTGGAATGTCTGTAATGTCTAATTCAATTAGACCTTTTTCCTTAGCAACCCTTTGTCCCTCTGGGCTTAAGTGCAATGTTGCCTCTAGGTTTTCATCATACTCAACTTCAACTAAGCCTGCCTCATACAATTCCATAAGAGACTTATCAACATATTCTATATGTGATTGCCAAAGCTCTGGCGCTATGTCCTTTGCTGTTTCGCTTATAGAAAATATCATTTCTCCGTTTTCGTCCATGCCTTCTAGAGACACTGCGCCTATTTCTAGGTAGTATGCCAGCCTTGAATCGCTGTCATCATATTCATCTTCATGCATAATATCTCCTTAGTACACCAGGTAGGACTTGAACCTACGATAGCCGAATTATGAGTTCGGGGCCTTGACCAACTTGGCTACTGGTGCCAGTTGATCTATTGTAACGTGCCATCTTCATTTTTGTCAATGGTTTCTTCTACTAATTGCTGAACATAATCAGAAAAATGTTTTCTTATATTTCCAGACGGTCTTTTGCCCAAAGACTTCCACATTCTTTTATATTCTATCACATTAGCAAATGTTGTTGGGCATACGGACACTCCGTTATATTCTTTTAGAACTGTTGGTAGCGGCACATGTTTTCCACAACATTTACATTCTTTAGCTTTTTCTTGATATATACTCATACTATTTCCATTCCGTCTAATACATCTGACAAGTCCTTCGGCATTCTTGGAGGTCTTATCATGTTTGTTACAATTGTGTCTTCCTCTTCTTCTCTATCCCACTTTAAAGAACTATATGTATGAATATCTATTTCATCATTGTTCTGTGGCCTGCTTCTGCTAATGGCATTAAATATAGATCCGCAAACAGCATCGGCTAAGTCCTTAGATCCTTTTCTAGGGTGATCAACTCTATCTCTCATAATTTTAAGCTGAAGTAATTCATCTATCAGCAAGGGGATGTGTGGGCCATCGAGCCTATCTTCTGCCACAACCATAGCCATGTCGTCATAATGCTTTTTGGCAACAGATAAAGTTTCTGTATTAATTCCATACTGCTTTAGCTGCTGCATCATATCGTGAGAGTTCCATCTATCGAATGTGCACACTCTAACTTTAAATCCTTTAGATCTAAGAGACAGAATATAATCTTTAACTTCTGTAAAGTCTACAGACTTATCTGGAGTTGGAGTCCAGTATCTTACAACATCTACCTCAACAATAGGTGCTGGTTGAGAATATGTATCTGTTACCTTAACATTAACCCACTTCTTTACATGTGACATTGCTACGGCACAATGGTCATGCTTTTGTGCAAGGTCGACGTGTATAAAGTATTCTTTATCTGGATCTGGTGCAAACCAATCTTCAAATCTTCCAAAGTTGTCTACTGCAAGAGCCATGTTACTAAATGCCTTTTCAATCTTTTCTCTTGACTTAAAGAATGCATCTATTGCTTCTGATGGCATGCAGGCAAATCTTCCTAGTGCATCTGGGGCATTCTTATAGAACGCAACCTTAAAGTCTTCAATCTTTCTTACTGGATTTACTTCCCATGTAGGTCTTTTGAGAGCATACATCTTAGGATACTTGTATGAAATGATATGGTCTTCTTCCCATTCAATATCAAATTCGTTACCTTCCGTTCCATCTGGAAGATCCTCATCTAGCTTAAAATGATGAGTTCTAGTTATAACTTCTTTTTCGGCCACAACATCGTCATATCTCTGCTGAATGTAATCGTTCTTGTATCTAGGGAATGATAGAAGAATAACTTTACCAAAATCTGGGAAACGTGAGTCTACTGATGCCCTATACATATCATATATAGCCCCACCAGTTTTAGCCTGCTCATGGCCAGTTGTATTCTCTGTAGCAAATCCTGAAATTTCATCAAGGATGATCACGATAACGTTGTAACCTTCCCAGGCCTCACGTTCTGAGTGACCTGAGTGTACTGTTATAGACTTATCAAACTTCATTTCAGAAGCCTTTGGCTCGTACTTTCCAGTAAACCATGGCGACTTATCTATTCGTGTTTTAAATCCTTTGAAGAAAACATTGTTTGCCTGCTGAGAGTTAATAGCAATATTGATAATATCAATTGAGTCCCCAGGAGGCTTGCCATAATATGTTGCTGGATCTTTAAGGCACAAAAGTAAGTATACTATGTAGGCTACTGATATTGTAGAGCAGTAATCTTTTCCAGAACCTTTACCTAGTTGAGCAACAACTTCATTAGCTGTTTGCTTAAACATTCTAACACCTTCGTCTTCGCCAAATAGCTTAACGAGTGTTGACTCTTTATAAATCTGCGAACTCTTTTCAATAAGAGTATACTGATATTCAGATAGTGGTGGTAGACCTAGATAGTCTGGGCTTTGAACAAATGTGCGTAAATCAACTGGACGCTCATCAAATTCTTCGCCATCCAGTATGTCAATGAGATCATCAAAATTAAGGTCCACTAACTTCCTCAACTATCTCTATTGGCTCTACAATTCCTGTAATTTGAGACAGTCTTTTAGCAACTTCCATCTTACATTTTGGACAGCTTGCAGTAACCTCTTTTAAAATCTTTACTAGGATATCTTGCTTGCGTTCTGTGTCAGCAATTTGTGTAGCAAGCTCAGCATTGTCAAGCAAGCCTATCTCTTGAAGCATGCCTATTCTTTTGCCTTCAATGTCTGCAATTAGTTTTAATGCTCCAGATTTAACGCTTAACTGACCAGCCTGATCTGCATCTTCCACTGTCTTCCACGCCTCTTTGATAAGCATAGCGTAGTGTTGATCAGCTCCTGAGATGGCTTCCTTAGCCCTCTCACGGGCCGCTGTGTCGTTGTGAACGACACTCTTCCACTCTTCTATATACTCAACAACTTCTGCTCTCTTAAAGCCTGTTAGGGTGGCTATCTGGGTAGGGTTATTGCCCTTGAGTAGTTCTTCAACTACCCTGTTCATTCGATCATAATGATCAGTTAATTCGATTTCCATATAACATCATTATACTTCTAGTCGACTGAAATAGCAAGTTTCTTAGCAATTTTAAGTAGGATTAAATAGCCAATCATGTCGTCAATATCGTTATCTCCAGCAAATCCTGAGCCATTCTTTATTCTATTAATCTTATCATCAATACGAATTTTAATTTGCTCTTGATTATCCGCCTGAGAAAATATTCTAATTGGAGTCAAAGCTGAGTCTCCATAAGATATATTCTTTTGAATTAGCATCTGTGCTATTTCAAGACACTCTATAATTATCTTATTTCCAGATGGGGCATCTGTTGCCATTAACTGCAAGTCTGTAACCCATCTCTGATATCCTTTTTCTTTTTCTGGATAGTCCGCCATTATTCCATCTCCTTATATAACTGTTTAAGCCCTCTCAGCGTTCCAATATCCATATACTGTCCGCCTGGTCTTACCGCCTTAATATTAGCACCTTT